GCTCATCTTCTTAGGCGACCTCCATTTTCGGAAATAGTGAATATGCTGGACGAAGCATTTTCTGATGGTATTTTTACTGCCGAGGAAAAGGCAGACATCATCTGGGTCTGTAATAACTATGGCCAAGATAATATGTACCACGACTCTATTACGTATGACATTCAAATCCTCCATGGAATAATGCATGGGGTTATAGCAGACAACCGCATAAACCAGATTGAACTCGAAAAACTTGATGATTGGCTTGCCGAAAATGACCATCTGACAGGAATATACCCTTATGATGAGCTATGTAGCCTCTTATTGACTGTCCTGAAGGACGGCCAACTCACCGATGATGAAGTTGATATACTGAAGGTATTTTTTAGCGATTATGTCGATATAGCGGCATCCCCTAACCTTGATGAGCAAGAAATAGCAGAGCTTAAAAAAATAATAACTTTACCGGGCATCTGTGCTGCGTGCCCGTCGATTGATTTCGGAGGCAATCTGTTTTGCTTCACTGGGCAATCTACCCGGGCCAGCCGGAATGACATAAGCAATATCATCGTCTCCAAAGGTGGTCAGTATAAGGATACCGTGACCCAGAATACAGCTTATTTGATTGTTGGTGGCGAGGGAAGTCCCTGCTGGGCATTTTCTTGTTATGGGAGAAAGGTTGAAAAAGCCATGAATATGAGAAAAGCCGGTAAACCCATAATGATTATACATGAGAACGATTTTTGGGATGCAATCGCGTGATCAATTCCTAATGTGGATGATATCGGTTGGATGTAAGTAACACAGAATTATAGTAAGAGGAGAATATATGAACTACTTATTCGCTGATTATGTTCAGTTTCCACAATTTTGCCCCCTTGTTTAATAATTGTACTACTTAAATTTATGTTCTATAATAAAAAGATTAAGACCGTCTACGCCACGATATGCATAAACGCCGCTAAATGTAAACTAAAAGGAGTGAAGGAATTGAAAATTTTATCGGACGAAGAAATTCAATTCCTCATATCCTGTCCTAAGAAAATCACATCTCCTCCTAAGCAAAAAAACATCTTAAGTCAGGGCCACTATAGAAATGGGATGGAACTGTATTCCGAGGATGGAGAGCATCGTTTTACGGTCTTTATGAGGGTAAGTGAGGCTTTCGAAGAAAACTTTTCTATAGGCCTACGGTATCACCCTTCAGACGATCCAGAACGCATTATATTGTTAAGGTGTAATGGACCCCACGGAGAACATAGAAATTCATTAGATGGACGCGATAGCCACTACTGGACGTATCACATTCACTTCGCAAAGGAAATAATAATTAAAAAAGGTCTGCGTAGTGAGTCCTTTGCCGAGGAGACGAACGATTATTCGAATTATTCAGATGCATTAGCTTTCTTTTTGCAGTATTGTAATATTAAGAACCACGCTAAATACTTCCGCCACATAGCACAACCAAGCCTTTTTGATCTTTAAAAGGAGAGCACCTAATGGATATCCTGCAGGAATTGAAAGAACAATTCAATAATAAAATAGATTTTCGGGAAAAAAGAAAAGGGATAACCCAATTAATTGGTCCTTTTTTCCATGAAGATGGAGATATGATGGATATTTTCATCACAGAATCTCCTACAAACCCGGGTAAAATAAGATTGTGTGATTATGGTATGACGATTATGCATCTTTCCTACGATTATGATATTGATACCCCTAATAGAGAGGGAATTCTAGATAAAATAGTTTCAGAACATGGTTTATATCGGGATGATGGTAATATCTACGTTGACGTTGATCCACAAATGCTTTATCAATATGTATTCCAATACTCTCAAACTATCGCTAAGGTATCCAGCATGCAATACTTTAAACGAGAAGTTATCCGTAATCTTTTTTATGAACAATTAGATGAATTTATTGAGGTTAAACTCTCCGTTTACAAACCAGCGACAAAGATTCTTCCTATTCCAGACAGGGACGATCTTGAAGTGGACTATGCGTTTACCTTGGACAAGAAAAAATTGTTTCTATTCGGTATCAAAGACTCAACAAAGGCCCGTTTAACAACAATATCTTGCCTTGAATTTCAAAAGGCAAAGCTACCCTTTAAAAGCATTGCGGTTCATGAAGATTTTGACGCATTGCCTAAGAAAGACCGCACACGAATAACCAGTGCTGTTGACAAACAATTCCCAGACCTTGCTGATTTTAAGCAAAATGCTGAACAATATTTTGAGAGAGAAGCAGTATAAAACCCGGTCAAGTTTGACCCGGTTCACTTTTTCTGCTTGTATGTTATAACAACTCGTTTTATTCGCAAATAATAAGCAAATAGAAGGGTATAAGTTTGCGTTCCTAGTGGGCAATTTTATGGGCACCGCGATTTTTAAAGGTTTAAAACAAAGATACCGGGGTCCTCAAACCCCGGTATCACTCGTTTTCAATGGTGGGCGCGGAGGGTTTCGAACCCACGACTTCTACCGTGTGAATTTTATAATCGGTTTTTGTTTTATTGATTCTTGTTGATTTATCGGTATTTACAGCCACTTTCATCCATCTTCAATGACTATTACAAAGGCACCTTTTTGCATGTTTCAACACATCTCTGACATCAAATCTGACATCAAGTATTTTGCTCAAATCACCTTGCTTTAGGGTTTAGAAAAATGCTGTTCAGTATCCCCTTTTGTCCACAAAAGACTTTTTAAATATGGGTCATATCTGGTCCAGGAGTATCTAAAATCCCGTTCAAGCCGTTGGTTTATCATGGCTTTTTGTATATCTGATAAGTGGGGCGTTTTTTTCCGTAGACTCATGTAGGCGATTTTATTTTCCTTATAATATTCTGGATCGAACACATGGCCAAGAGCCTCTGATATACGATGATAATCTATCTCGTCCAAACAATGATGTCCTTCTTTATCAAAAGCAAACTCAGTAAAATATAGTCTGATAAGCTGATTAACTCCATCAAAATCATCATAAAAAACTATCAGAGCCGTTATTCGTTTTAATGCTAAATCCGGGAAAGATTTAACTGAGTTAACCCCTATCCTTTTTACGCAATCAGCAAGAACTAAATAATTACGTGTTTTCATGATAACTCCTTGTCTTCTTATGCCCACAAACTCATTAATCCCAACCCATTAATATGAATCACAACATAAGCCATCGCCAGCCACCCGACCAGCGCAAACATTCCCCGCTGCCGGTCTAGCCCAGGTAACCTCTGCCATCTGGCCAGTAGGTATACTGCCATGCCAACCGCAAACAGCAGGCATAGCCCCAGGGCAGCAAAGAATAGGTAGGCATACTTGGTGTAGATCCAGGCTATCATGATGGCGGCTAGTATGAGGGTTAGTTCAAGGATAGATTTACGCACAATTAATTCCCCCTGCTGGATAATTCGATATCCGGTTGGCATTTCCTCTCATAATATCTAAATAGTTGGTGCTACTGATACACTACCTTCTAGTATAATGACCTCTAATCACATCAACCCGATTATGCCCCAGATCTCTGGTAACCTTCTCTTCCGTGGCCTCCAGTAGCCTGGTAGTTGCATACTCCGCACGATACGAATGTACGTCCATTTTGGCAGGGATATGGCTAAATATTGGTTTATCCAGCGGTTTATCGGATATAATCTTCAAAACCCTTGACTGCATTCTAGTAACAACAGTAACATCGCGGGGTTTACCGCCTTTACCCTGGTGAACCTGCACATATAGTTTACCTCCCCGCCAATAGATATTATCCGGTTTCACGGCGGCAAGTTCATGCCTTCTTAATCCTACGGCTCTACAGAAGTCAACCAACTCTGGATAATCTCCCGGGTCAAACTGTTTATCCATTTTTACTGGGTACCTGCTTCGCTTAATATCGGTCAGCCGGCGCCGCGGCACTTCCACTTCACAGGCCAGATTGGGATCCCTGTATATTTTTCGCAGCGCCGATCGATCTCGCTGGACCGTCCAGGCCGACTTTCCGCTGCAGATTCTTTCGGCAAGGTATAATGGTACCCAAAACTTAGCTTCTGCCATGGTACGCGCATGCCCGGTTTTGGTACACCAGGCAGCAAATTCATGTGCAACCTGGCGGTATCCGGCAAAGGTGACCACGCTATAAACTCCTTCGGGTGCAACTCCAAATCCAGATCGGCCTTGAGAATGGGCCCAGGTTATTGCAATTCGTTTGGCTTCATGTTTGCTTTCCCCGAATCTTTTCTGATCTCTAAGGCTGCATAATAGCTCGTGGAACAGGCTTGGTCTTTTACTCATATGATAGCTGCCCTCCTCTCAAAATAGGCATAGTGGTCCTAATAGGCTGTTTATATTCTGAGTTGATCTTCGTTCAGTCAGCGAGCCAAAAGTAAGTAGTATCAGGGGCTGGCCCGGCACCCTTGCAGTTGGTCACAACATTCCGCGTCACAATGTCTCCGATTACAATTACAATAGTCCCGATGGCAACACAGTAATAATTTATTGGGATGTTCCCCGAGGTCTCGGGGGTTGAATAAAGATAGACATGAAAACACCGAACGTAATGTCGCATTATATTCGGTGTTCCTTCTTCCCGCTGGTAGGCGGATTATATAACCACGGCCTGGCGGCTATGGTTTTTGATTACTGATTGATCAGTAAAACTCCCTCTATATAAGAGGATTTTTCACCCGGTTGTGTAACCGGAAAAGAATTAATGTTCGCTTTCAGTCTAAACCCGGTAACCATTTTTAGCAAGTCTTTTTTTTATTGGACAAGATGTTTCCGGTAGGCTTCCTTTTTCTTTGCCTCTGATACCTGAGCATAGATCTGCGTAGTGGCTGGATCAGCGTGCCCCAACAATGCCTGTACACTGGATAGGTCTGCCCCGTTATTTAGTGTTAATGTTGCGAACGTGTGTCGCATCGTATGGGGATGGACGTTCTTCTGCACTCCAGATCTGGCCGCAATAATCGAAATAGCCCGCTGGATTCCCCTGTTACTTATCCTCCGGAACGGTCGGCGCTCTGTGATGAACAGCGCCGGTTCCTCATCAAGTCGGCCCATGATGTATTTTTTTAGATGGTATAGGGCCTTGTATGATAGGTATACCTCCCGCTCTTTATTCCCCTTGCCGACCACTCGAGCCGCCATGGCTTGGTAATCGATGTCCCCTTTGTTTAGTGCCTGAATTTCTGATAGTCGGCCCCCGGTAGCATAAAAGACCTCAACCATTGCCCTCTCTCGGAATGACCTACAGGCCTCTCTGAGCATTTCCAGTTCTTCGATCGAGAGCGCTTTCGGCAGTCGCTGCTCCTTTTTGGGCGGCCGGATCCGCCGGGCAGGATCCTTAGCAATAAGCTCTTCATCAGCGAGCCAGCCGAAGAAGGATTTGAGGACAGAGAGTTTTTTACTGATAGAGCTCATTTTGAGATGATCGAATCTGCTGAGATATTCCCGGATATCTCCGGTATCAATCTGATCAATAGGCCGTTGCATGTGTTCTGCGAATATCCGCAGCTCCAGCTGGTACCCGCTTATTGTGTATTCACTCAGACCCTCCAAGCGTTTGGCCGATAGGAATTGATCAACCTTCTCAACCTGGTAAACGGGCCGGCCGTACATCATATAAAGATAGTAGTCCGGCAATCGTCATATGCAGTTTGGAAAACTCAACATCGAAACACAGATCAGAAATGGATGATTCGAGCTGGCGGAGCAGCTGCTCCCCAGCCTGGGTTGAATTAAACATAATATGATACCTCCCGTATGGTATTTTTGTCCCCGTAGAAAGCGGTAAGCAGGTGATGCCTACGGGAGCACCGGGCCGGGTAGCTACTCCAGCCTTTTACCTGCTTAAATCGTATCATAGCATGTAAGCAGAAACAAGGAAATTCCGAACAATCGTTCTAAAATCCCTTTCTGGTGTTTTGTGGTCAGAAAATACAAAAAGCCGGGGACTAGCCCCGGCCGCTGAAGTGAATCAATAACTAAATCACTCGTGTTTATCACTTTGGGGTATTAGACTCACGCAACTCTTGTTTCTCCTTTTCTTTCATTCTATTGCTTTTAGCCATATCATCATGGGGATTTAGAAAAAGTATCTTTAATAAAATAGTTACGATACGATACTCACATAAACCGAATAAAACCAGGAACACCGCCCATATGTATTTAATCATATGATTAGATTCAAGGTACAACAAACATGACAACCCTACAACTATTACCCCAGATAATATTGTTGCTATAGTGAAGTTTTTTATTGATTTATTAAAGTTATTGCTAGATATCTGAGTTAAAAATTCAGAGTCTTTTATTGTAGCCAAGATTGCCAGCATTGTTCCTGTAAATCCAATACCTATGGAGCAAAATGTTATTACCCCGTTTAGAACATTATTAAAATCTAGATTGTTGTAATTAACACCACAAATATTTTTTAACCAACATGCTCCAAAGACAACCGGTATAGGGAATATGAAAGGATACCAGTTGTCGAAAAACTTTAATGCCCTTTCGCAGTTGCCTTTCATCACTCATTCCTTCTTTCCCTTACAACCAAATCAAGTATTTCATATCTCCTATTTCTATATAAGTCACTCATCTTATCTGCAATCCTTGAATTAGTCAAAACTTCTCTATCTTCTAGACGGAAACTTGCAATGTCGTTCAACTTATCTTCCAGTAAATCGATAGTTTCAACCCTAGTATCATCAATTCCTACTGCTGCTAGTTCAACCTTAGTGAGGTGATCTCGATTTTGCCCTAGTTCATCCAAAGTATCATAAACGGTTTCTGGGTGTAAACTCTCTCTAGTCCTTCCTACCGTTACCGTTATTTCAGCATTCACCGCATTGTAACAAGAAAATGCGTCTATTAATCGTCCTAGTGGCGAAGCTTCATTTTGTATAAAATGCCGGTTCTGTATATCAGCGAATCTTATCGATAGCTTTCTATATGTCTCCATGTGTCTGGCCCTATCGAGTGCGTTTAAACCTCTAATCGGGCGAAGATATATTATTTCTCCTTGACTAGCTGGATCTTGATGCCATAATGTGTTTAGGTAACTCTCTATGCCAGATGGTCCGATACTAAATCGATTTCGCTGTAAAATTAAAACGTAATTATCAGCATCATAAAGGCCCACTACATCTTCACCAATATATTCGTCATCGCCTAGGGTTAACGGTTCTGCCTCTGTTGTTAAGGTAGCACTTGATGGTACTATATTACCACGCAATCTCAAGAAATTGAGGAACCATAAACCGTAATCTCCAATAAAAACTGCCCTATCTAATCTAGCCTGATCTTGATTATAACCGAAAGTTCTATTCTGTAGGTTAATTCCAATTGCACTGTTAATCCATCTCTCTAAATCAAATAATCTATCTGGCCTATTAGGCGGATCACCATCTAATCTATATGCAATACGATAATATTCAATCTTAACTTTTCTTGTCATTGACATAAAATCTCTCCTTTTGTTTTTATAAGATTAATTCTGCCAAAAGAAGAGTTCTCCTTGCCCAAAATTCCGACAAAAAACGCCCTCTGCTGCAAGCAAGGCCGGGGACTAAGCCCCAGCCTTGCTGTTTTATTCCTTCCCTGCAGCCTGTCCGTCCACATAAGCCTCAGCCAGCATATACCCGACAACCGTACCAAAGGCACCGATCACTGCCACGACTTGGGCGGTTGTGTTCTCCGGTACCTTAAGCAACACTCCGATTGTGGTGACCAGCCCGGCCAGTAGTGCCCAGAATTTGCGGCTGCTTAGTTTGCGTCTCCAGTCAATCTTCACGGCTACTTCCTCCCCTCGATGATAACCGTACTGGTCTTAGGGTCCCAGCCTACTTTTGCCCCCAGGGCTTCGGCCAGCGCCCGAACTGGCGCATAGCTGGTACTGTCTACGATGTGGCCCCCGGTAAGCGGCTTACCATCTACAATGATCTTAACTGGCGTCAAGTCTTCATCTCCCTTCAGGTTATCAAGCAACCTCGACCAGGGGAACCCCGGGCCGGGATCGTTCTTGCGGTTGATGCTGTCCAGCCGATAGTGGCCAATAATGTGATCAGTGTCTATAGGGATATTATGTTTCGCTACCAGCTGCCGGTGTAGCCCCAGGGTAGCTTGGTACTGAGCTTCTGTGAGCGCTTCTCCGGCCAGAGACTCATGCTCAATGCCAAGAGTATAGTAATTGGGGTTGCTGCCGTCATATAGCGGCCAGTTGGGCTTAGCTACTATGCCAGCGTGCCAGGCCGCTTTATCGTCCGCCACCAGCTGATAGATCTGCCCGGCCTTAGTTACCAGATAATGAGCACTGGCCTTGGCCGCTGGATTCTGCAACCAGGAGAGCGTCCCCGGCATCAGGCCGGCAGTAATATGGTTGACTATTGCTATGATCTTCCGGCCCCTGCGGTCAGAGTAGTTAGGGCTGGACTTCTGGATTATCTGCACCTGATACACCTCCTTGCCTTACCTTTTCCTTCGTTATTCCCGACAGCAGCCATAACTCCCCGGTAGTGAACGCAAACCAAGCGCCGATCAGTACTGTCGGCTCGCTGCCGGTCTTTAGGAACACATATAGAACAGCCCCGGTGAAAGCCGTATTAAGCAAGATCACCAGGGCTACTATCCACTTGGAATATCGCATAACATCACCTCGCTACATAGCTGACCATAGCCAGCAGTAGGCCGATCCCGCCGATTATATAGCCCCACATATCTTTGCTGCCTGCCCTCTGCCCCAGGACCTCTGCATAGCGCTGTTCGCACTGATCGATGCGGGCCCGCAATCCGTTATATTCTTTGATCATAACTTGTGTCTTGGCCAGCTCCGCATTTGTCGCTTCAAGACCCTTGGACAGATCCACCATCATCTCGTAGAGGTCCTTATTTGAGTACCACTCCCTCTCCTTTTCGTCGGCCACTACCATCTCTCCCCTCAGACAATAAATAAACCGGCCATCTCTGACCGGCAGAATCCCAAACGATTATGAATTTGTTTTTCCCTTAGCAGGTATTTATACCCATGTGTCGAAAATTGTGTTAAATATTAGCAGGGCGAAGAAATATGCTGAACTGCATAGAAATATGCAGAGGTACCGGATAAAAAGCCGGTACGATAACATTATTGAACTTGGCAATGAAGCTCGCGGAATCACCTTCAGTACGTCTGGCAGAGTCTTTAGGAGCCACGGGAGCCATGCAAAGAATTTCTCAACAGGTTGAGAGAATGAACATGTTCAAGGGGGTTGATACCGTATTCAAACCTAACGAAACCATGGGTAACTTTGTTGCCCCACTATGAAGCAATTCATAGATGAAAATCGGGTTAATTCATAGAAAGCCCTAACGTAGAGTCGAGGGTAACTATGAGCCAAGCCAGGTGAGCTGCTACGGTAGCCTGGAAGGTGCAACGCATAGGCGGTGAGGAGCGGCACCAATAACCCGTCCATGAAATCCCGACGCCCTGCTAATATTCTTACCTAGATTTACTGCGCATCTTTTATCTACTGCGAATTAAACCTGTGGAGTAGCCACGATCATTTCGTACTCAGCCTGGGTGATCCTGCTCTTGGTCACTTGCCCCTGCAAATAAGTCTCATTAACCTTACGCATCACCCACATATTGAGCAAAAACTGATACATATTCATTCTCCCTTCTTATAGTAGTGCCAGCACAGCTGCTTCTATTGCGGCAATGCGTTCTTCTTGTGTGGGCTCAGGCACATCCCACACTTCACCTTCAATCAAGGTGTACCCGGAGAAATCAATTATGCCTGTAAAGGCGGCAATGGGTTCCACGATGCCAGTGGTATAGCAATATATGGCATCTGTGGTTTTAATCACTCGGTCAGCCTTGATTACGTCTCCATTGGCATGTAATGTTTTCATCATGCGTGTATCACCCCTCCATAAAGCGCCGATTCAGCCGTTGTACCGGCTGGCTGTGTGCCATTTTTCGCCAGCTGTCCGCCATACATAGCTTTAAGGCCAATAGTATTACCAGTTGAGCCAGCATCCCACGAGTCACTAACACACATACCCATGTTATGCTGTAATCCTACTCCTCTATTAGCAACTTTGCAGGTTTGAAAATAAACGGTAACGGCAACTCCAGAACTAAACCCGGCGTATGCCGAAGATGTCGTACAAATACAGAAGAAGAAATCCTGTTGACCTGAACTATATGTGGCAGCAAATCCAGATTGCACCGTTACAGTTGTACCTATTGCGGTAAACCCTGTAACTTTCATGTATAAGCTGTCGCATTTAGTTATAGATATGGAATTAACAGTGAAATTGGCCGCTGTGGTCAAATTGGTTCCACCATTTAAATAAAATTCGCCTTTACCAGTAAACCCTTTGATCATAACATCTTCGGCATAGGTTCCAGCGGCTACATTAATATTGGCATTATGATTGATAATCTGCGGTAATTTATTAACCGCAGCCTGGATTGTCAATAATGCGTGTGCAGCATCATTGGCACTGCCATCATTACTGTCACTGCCATCAGTGCGAACATACAGGGTGATATTCCCGGTCGTACAGGCTGGCACAACGTCGCTAGAACCCCTATTGATTTTTACATGACCATAGGTGCTTAGTGTCGCTTTCTCAGCCAGATGCGCAGTAAGAGTTTCCTGTACATCGTCCGCTGCGCCCAGGGCATCATAGGCTCCGTCATGGTTATGACTCGCCTTAGCTGCGTTAGAATCCATAATATCTAGGTTTTCGTTGTAACTGGCCCGGCTGACCGTTTCCGTTCCGATAGGTTTCTTCAATCCTAAATTTGGGGTTAAATCAGGCATCTATCCAGCCTCCTAACTCAAAGTCATTCCAGGTCAGGGCCTTGGCGTCCACCTCGTTCCAGGTCAAGCCCTCAGCATCCAACTCGTTCCAGATGAGATATCGCAGCACATATGTCACACCCAGGTGCGCCGGTTTTATCTCTTCAATGGCAGCTTGCATATCCTCATAGTTTGACGGAATCCCATGTTTATCCGTCATGGTAATCGTAAAGCTATATGTTGCAGGATCCGGGGTAACTTCTACCGACCCATACGTATACGCTTCTGCTACACTCTTAATGAGGGCAATATTCACCGTGCCTATCCCACGGATCTTTGATATTATCCTGCTTCGACGCTGATCAAGAGCCTTTCCACTGTACGATACTAACCCTAACTCTGATTCCCAGATATCCAGGGCCCAGTCCGGAGCTGTAGCCACAAACATAGCTGCTAATAACAGATCGATGCCGGTAACATATGTATCTAGTTCTGCCCCCGCAGTTTGCAGGTAGGTTTTAAATATCAGCGATGTCTGATAGTATTCCGGACAACACTGGAGCATACTTTTGCCGGCAGTCGATGTCAGAATATCACTCATTCAACGTCACCGTCCCTTTAACAGCTACCTGGCCAGCACTAATAGTTATATTGGCTGTACCGCTATTTACCTGAAGGTTTGAATAATCGCTTACTCCTTCAGTATCCAAGATCATAGAGCCGATTCTCACATAGCGGACAGTATTGTCAGTAGCAAAGGCTATGCTTTTTAAATAGGCGGTCAAGGCAGTCTCGAAAGCCGTTTTGATCTCTGCCAGGGTCTTGGTACCGGTTCGGATTATAGTAGCTGTTACATTGATATTAACTGCTGTGGCAGCTGCTACTGTAACCGTTGCCCCAACCGGCGCCTCCCCATCACCGGTGCCAGCTGATGGTGAAATATGTTCCTGGACAGCATCCACGATGGTTGAAGATACCGGCAGTCCATCATCATCAACCAAAACAACCTTCACCGTTCCGTTTCCATCCCATAACGGGATCACTTGAGCATTACCCACTCCAGCAATCTCCAGTGCCCAGTTTTTATAATCCGCCTTATTGCCACTGGTCCCCGGGTTTTGCACCTTTGTGAGATACCGGGCCAAAAGAGACGTATCAGTTTCGGTATTCTCCCCGCCGGTAGTAGCAGAAGCGTTGGTTACTGCGCTAACACCGGCTATATAGGTTCCCTGGACTGTAATAGTTCCCGATAATACATTGCCATTCTCACCGGCGGTAGTAGCTTGAATGGATGCGTTTACTGATCCCCCTGCCGGAATTGTAGTGTCAGCCGTGGTAACGAATTCTATGGCAGCCACACTGAGCATAGGATCGGCTGGGGTAGCAACAACCGTTCCTGATGGGATTACGGTCCCACTGGTACCAGTAAAGGTGACTGTGCCGGTTGCCTTTACCGCGGCTTTTCTCTCTAATCCATGTTCCTCTACTCGGTAGTCAAGATATTCATCGAAAGTCGTGGATGCAAATCCTCTGGCAAGGAAGTTTTGCATATCTATTTTCATTTGTGCCAGTTCAGCGGCCGCCGCAGCCAAGGCGTCATAAATATAACTGCCTTCGGATTTATCAATATCATTGGAGACCGTTGCAAGAAGCCTGGCCAGAATAACGTCCTCAGTCTCTGTTGTTAAGAAATCCGGTAAACTCACTAGATCACCACCCCTGTACCAACTTGAATCTGGTCGCCCTTAATCGAAATAACATCACAAGTAAAATACAAACGACTATCTTCCCAGACAAAAACGAGGTTTTTAACCTCATCCGTCCGGGGATCCACCGTCAAAGTCTCTTTAACTATTCGTTGGATCTCACTCTCGATTACTTCCCTGGAGAATCCCCTGCCAATTAAGTCATCGAAATCATGGCCATACTGTCGGCCATATATCAAATGACGGTATCGCGGAGTTAATAGAGCCTTTTGGCACCACTCCATAAAGGCCTCGTTCTCATCGGCGGTAGCCGTCCGACCAGTAGGCGTGGTGACAAATTCCCCGGCATCAAAATCAAACTTCCACCCCTTGCCAAATGTAATCGGGGTGGAAGCTTCTTTGTCTATAGTCAGTCCACTAACTGTATCTGTTGGCAGTAGATTAGCCATTTGCTATGTCACCACCTTACATAGGATCACGCAGTCCTGGCCGCCATTGATTGGGACTACTAATACCCTATCGCCGGACTTAAGCTCACTCTTCAGATCTATGTGGACTTTTAGGGCTTCACCAACTCCGCCTTCCCCATGAAAATCTATCCGAGTTAAAGACGAATATAGGGTTGATCCATCATCCATATCATTGCCTTTAGGGTCTGACTTTACCGGGGAAGCCGTAATTACTGTCCGGGCAGCTTGAGGAACTTCTAACTTAACCGTCCAATCAGCATACATAGGATCATCGATAGCGTGTTTAAAATCATCAAGCTTAACCCCGTTCGAGGTGATTGTCCCAAGGACACAGGTATTACCTGCTAATGCTCCAGCAGTTCGCTGTTTCATTTGGCGGTCTATCATATCAACCAGTTCCTTCAAGGTAAAACCTCCTCCTCACATAATCCTCACTGGCCAGCTCCAGAGTCATCTTCCCTGGGTTACCTAGTTGGTGATTAACCGATATCACATAAAGCTCAGTACTCGATAACATGACCTTGTCACCGGCCCGGATGGTATTAATGTCAATGGCTTCTACCTCAAATGTTTCCTGCATCCCACATAAAAGCTTCTTGGCAGATATCGAAGCAGCTGAAGCTGTAGTGATTTTTTCGTCTTGAAGAACTACCTGCAGGGTTCCGTATTTTGCGGTTTCCCCTTTTTCGATGGCCAAGACCGGGGACCTGCTATCTTCTCCGGCATTGCCCAAAACCTTTACCTGTGTGACTGTCCCTTCCAGGGTGCGCTTCTGGGTTATCTGACTGACGTTCTGATCGGGTTCGAGAACCCATACGTTTTTGTTTTTACCCAGTTCAATCAATTCAAGACCATCAGGGCTCATACGGGCCCGGAATAAACCTCCGCCTTTTACCGCAGTCTCTTGAATATCCCGCTGAATCATGCTGTAAATGGATTGTGCTCGGTATACTCCCTTGGCCAGAGCTATCTTGGTATCGGCAATGATTGAGGACGTAATGCCCCAGTCCTTGCAGTATTGTTTCAGGCGATCTGTTGCGGTCTGACCGGCCGGAAACAAATATTCATCCTCTGACTTGGCCAGATAGATTGAGCGGTCATAAATATCAATGTCAATATGTTTAATCCCCGTGGTTTCACTGCTACATTCCCAGACTACTCCCGGATGCAGCAGATATACCATGCTCGAGCCGCCAAAGGGGATTCCCGATATTCTTATCTCCTGGCCATTGGCGATCCCTATCTTTTGGAATTCATCGGTAACCAGCAGACGGACCTGGGCATGATAGGCTATATCCGAGAGGGATTCGTCCAGGCTGATACTCTCAACCAGTTCTCGCAGATAATACTTGTTGGCCAGAACCACCTCATATTTGTTTAAACCCGGTTTAACTACACTCATGCCGGCATCACCAGCTTTGTACCGGCATATATGAGCTCAGGCTTTTTCCCAATTATTGAGGAGTTTAGTGCAAAGAGTTCCTTCCACCGGCTGCCGTCTCCTAACTGCATTTTTGCAATCGCGAACAGGGAATCACCTAGTTTTACAGTATAAGTTTTGGGTACCGGTTTAAGATCAGGGCGATTGGCAATAATGCCGCTTGCAGTCCGTTGAAGTTCAGCAACGGTTCTAACCTTTATCTCACGCCAACTACGTAGGGTAAGTTCGAAATAGATATCACCTGGCTCTCCGCCTTTAATTGTCAGTGTATGAGCTGATGCCATGACTAGCTTATTAATTTTGGTTCCTCCAACAATAAAGTGGATCGGCTTTTGGCTCTTGGTCCAAGCTTCAAGCTGGGCCATGGCCTCCTCCGGATCCGGAATGCTGGAGAATTGGCAATAGCTCGCATCATATTCCGCGGGAAAAAATGAAGAGAAGGTAGTTTCCTGGACCTTCTCTCCATTGCTCGGAAAATCAACTTCTCCCAGGGACATTATGTTTACTGTTTCAAACAGCTTTTCTCGCTGAAAGCTAATCTCTGCAGGGTTTACCGGTAATCTTAAGACCGGCCCATCCTGTTCCACGAGATAGAAATCCATCTACTATCACCAGCCTTATCCTCTATTCTGCAAGGCCTGCTTCATTGAACGTTTCATATCGGCCACGATTTTGCGGCCGATTTCCATGGCTAGGGTATCCTCATCAACATTGCCCCAGTTTATGGTGTTCGATGAATATACGGTAACATTGCCGCCTCCTCCGGCCAGTGCCGGCGCTGAACCAACAAAACCACCGGCAGCATATTGCCTAACTCCGAGTCTTCTGCCGGCTTCCGCCCAAAGATTAATCCCGCGGCTCTTATATTTACTGGACAGTGGAACAATAGCCTCCGGTCCATCTTCGCCTATTAGGCTATATACAGGCCTGTTTACGATGTCGCCGGTTGCCTTTTTGGGTGTATTTTTGGCAAGCATTGCATCAAAGTTCTGTGCCATATTGTATATTGTTAAAGGCAGAACCGCACCGCCTCCCATATTAGCCCCTTTGAAAAGCGTGAGCCCCATTCCAACTCCGTTATCTTTCAATCCCTGCGTAATCGCACCCTTTATCCCGGACCCTATGCCTTTAATAAGCGCTTTGCCTAATGCTATTGCTGTTGGTGTTAGCAATGGGATCATCGCTTCGAGGGCAGTTGCAAAGAGTTCTCCTAGCTTACCCATTATCTCAGATACCTGTTCGCCGCCGGGTCCATTAAGCCAATTATTGAATACCTCCAGGCCTCTGCTGAGAGCTATAATAATTTTGCCTCCGAAATCTGCTTTTTGAAATCCGGGGTCTTTTGAAAGGTTTGCATAGAATTTCTTAACCTTCTCATACATTGCTTCAAATCTGGAACCTATTTTTTGCCCCGCCGCCTGCACCTTAGCTTGGAATGACTGAAATTTCTTGCTCGTAAAATCGGTTGAACCAACTATGTCAGTTAAGACTCGTTTGACAGGTCCTGCTAATCCGGCCCCGAAAGCAGCAATAATAAATCTTTTGGTATCACTCATAGTTGATCTAAGCCCAAGGTAGGACTGTGATAGTTTATCCATCCCACCGGCAAAATTCTTTTCCAGGTATGTTACGATATCGTTCATGGCCTTGGATGCAGGTATGCCCAAAGTCCCGATATCTCTTAATTTATCAGAACTAACGCCCAATGCCTTGCCTAACTCCGACATTGGTACGCGCAGGTTTTCAGATACCTGTCTGAGTTCCTCCATCTGAAGCGTTCCGTTATAGCCAATCTGTTTAAATCCCATCATGGCTAATTGCATGCCCTCCATGCCGGCGCCGGTATACCCGGCAGCATTGCCAAAGGCGGTAAGGTCCCGTATCGATTCCTTCCAGGCTTTATCGACATCCATGGTTCCTTTATATACGCCCATCAAGCCAATAGCCGATTCCTGCAGGAAAGGAAACTCGAATGGAGTTTTGGCTGCATACTGCACCAACTCCCGATAGGCCTTTTTACCCTTTTTGGCACTACCCATGAAGAAATCCAAGCCCATTTCAGCCTGTTCAAGGGAACCGTATTCATTCAAAGCATAAATACTTCCCCCAACGATACCAGCACCAGCTCCGGCCACAGCTAACCCGAGTTTGCTAATGACTCCGCTGGCCATATCCTTTGCCTTGATTCCTATGGTAAAGTCTTTGCTTGCCAGAGTTCTGAGTTTTGAATCGATTTTACCTATCGCACCTGACACCCTATCCTTAAGGGAAGCGGTAGGACTGATCTTCAGCTTATCAAGTGCTTTGGCCTGTTTTTCGTTCCTTTGGATGAATTTTTCCATGGCGCTAAGTTTCTTCTGAGCCTGCTCGGTTCCTTGTGTGTTTACTGATATCTCTATCTCATAGCGTTCATCGGCCATAGTTTTTGTTCACCTCCTTGAGCCATTTTTCCTGATCTTCAATTTCATAATCAGAAAAGGCCATAAGCAATACTTGTTCGCCTCTGGGTTTTTCCCAAAATTCACCCGGGGTTAAGTGGTGACGGGTAAAAAGATTATACATAGCCGTCACCACCCCCCCGGCCTTAATCAGTTTTTTACCTCAACCAGATCCTCTTCAAAACCGGATAGCTCCATCACTATTTCACCTAATGAAGATAATTCACCGGCCAGGAGTAACCTTTTAATAACCTCTTCTTTCCCGCTGGCATTGTATTTTTCAAGCAAGGCCTTATTTCCCCAATCTGGAGAAACAGTTGCAGCGGCAATTAATCCAACTTTGAACGCTTCTTCATCTAGCGTTGCACCGTCTTTGCCTTTACGGGTGCATTTTTCCTGGTGCGCAAAAACCTCTTTCCCGGTCAAACCCTTTAGAGTAACCGGTATACCCAAGCGCTGTAGGGTCACGGTTTTTTGTGGAATCTCGCTGCTAAGTAACCGGTTTATAATCTCTGCTTCGCTCAACTTCTGCAGGTCATCCATAAGCTGCCTCCTTATGACTGCACGATGGGATCAACAAATTCAGGATCTCCATCGTAGACAAACGGCCACTCCTCTTCGATAACTTCACCGGTTTTCCAGTTAGCAAACGGGATACTCGTGAACTTAACTTTGCTCACGCGGATCCGCTCAGCGCCATATGCCTCTGGATCATCCAGTTTGGATATGATCTGAAACTGGGCCGTGGGGTTTTTCGCAAGCGTCTGCTGCAATTTGCTGGTTACCTTGTAACCTGATATAGCGCCCGATCCGTTGACGCCAATCAGTTTATGCTTGGTACGCCTGGTGCCGGCCGTTTTGAGTTCCGAAAACTCAAGCTCGTCCTTGATTTCGCAATGAGTAAAGTTGGAGAGGAAATCCCCATCTAGGTAGATCTCTCCGAATGATCCGTTTATTACGCGGGTTTCGTCCAACTAAGCCACCTCCTTAATAGACCACAAAGGTCCCGAATATCTGCTCCATAACGTCGGTGATATATGCCTCCCATTTGACAAATACCTGATCGGCTTCTGGGTTCTTCTTGGCAGTGGCACCATAGTAGTCTGGGTCAAGGAAGACATCCCAACCAGTGTTCTCTATGATTCCATCCATGGCCAGCGTCTGCATGTACTCTTTGAATGCCCCGATCAGGGATGCACGGCCCTCGGCAGTGTTGTTGACCTTACCGATGTAGTTGGCCTCGGCCGCCACCTGCAGGTCACTGTTGATCGCATCCATAACCCGGATGGTCCGGATCTTCTTCCAGCCAGATCCTTGGTCCTGTCCAAGGGTGGTCAGGGTGTTGATACCCCGCAGCGGCTTTACAATAGAACCATCGTGATAGAGTATAAACACTCCGCCGGCAATGGCCGCCTCCATCTCAGATCTGGTCCAGCGTCTGGTAACATCATCGAATGGCGTGGGAGCATAGGTAGTGGACTCGGACAGTTTCTGTCCACCTATCAGACCGGCCACATAACTGGCCACCTGGGCTGAGCTGTACTCAATGCCATCCAGTTTGGCCCCGGTACCTATGTTAACGATGCCCTCAAAATTGAATCCAGCTGACCGGGTCACAGCCTGGGATACTGCATCAGCAGCAGTATCAGCCGCAGTAGTGCCTCCCATTACACCCATAACCCCCATACCCTCGCCTCTGACCCGCGCTATCCATGCGGCTACCAGAGTATGAATAGCGCTATCGGTTACACCATCGAGAGCCAGCAGGTTAAAGGTTTGGGTTTCCAAGGCAGTCAGGAACGCAGTGTAATCAGCTGATACCACTCCGGAAATACCCGAATCGCCACTTGCAAACGCCTGGGCTGATACATTGGCTAAGGTCCCATTACCAGCAGCCAGTTTAGTGGCTGTTACCCATACATTACCGGTGTCATTGTTGATCGCAGATACCGCTGCGTCGACCGTCCCAGAAGTAAAGGTGAATGTTCGGAGAAGGGTAGTCCCTTCATACAACTTTATGTCCTTCTTGGTGGCATCGGCAGAATTGACCTGCACAGTCGCCTTGAAACTGTTACCCCGAGTGCCTTTGTATTTTGCATCGAGCCTGAGAACATTGATCGGGGATGCGGTTGTATCTACTAGAGTGGTTGTTGCTAACGCAGCCGCCGTACTGGCCAGCCGGTAAGCCAGGACCTTACTGGCTCCACCCAACAGTGCAAAATACAGGCTGGTATAAGCTGTGGCGTTGTTGGTTATGTCTTCGGTGAAATAATCAATGATCTGCTGAACGCTGGTGATCTCCACAAACTCAGCAATGGGACCCCAGTGAGCTTTGACCGGGATGGCAACCACTCCCCGGGCACCGGAAGCAATAGCAGCCAGAGCCGCGGCCTTGAAATTCATGTATAGACCTGGTAAGACGGGCATATCCGTCGCGGTCCAATTTCCTCCTGCCATTTAGATCACGCTCCTTTGGTTAAAGTTATCAATAAGGCCGCTGGCCTCAGCAACGGTGTACACGGTCCTCGCATCTCCAGTTAAGGCGGCCAGCAGAACCTCGGGTTTGCAATTAAAAAGAGCTTCCGTGTTTGCCAGAAGCTCTTCTCGGGGATATTTGCATGGTTCTTCAGCCGGGACATCTTTTTTGGCCATCATTTTCACCTCACTCAATATTGCCCATGGTTGTAACACCATTTATCAGCGGCAATTCGCCGCTAACCTGTTTTACCGACCTGCTTAGGGTTACGGTCACCTGGGATTTGGTCAGAGAATTCCCCTGGAAGTCAGCCCGTGGATCTTCGACCGTAAGATATCGTTTATTCTCATCGTCCAGTACGATCTTTATTGCGGCCTTTAACCCGGATACTATTGAAACTGCCCCTGACATGCTATCATTCGGCGTATTGCCCAGGATATTGGCTGTGAATTTCTTGTGCAGCCTGATCGTGCTGCCCCTGCCGTCGCTTGTCTGGATCCCGGACAAAGACCATATGACAGATGGCCTTAGGTTACCTGGCCATACCGAGGCCACAGTCCACCCGATTCCCAACACGGTTTCAGTCCAATCAACTAGTGCATTTAGCCAGGTATCAGTGATAGTCCCGCTGACCTTGTAAACCGTGACCCGGAAACCAAACAGATATCTCTTTGTCTGGTCCCGATCATATATGGACGGTATCTCTTCCAACTGCGCCGTGTAGCTATTAGAACCAACCGTAATCAAGCCGCCGGTGGGGCACAGCACATAGTTTAAAACCCGCCATATTTTCTCATAGCCGGTTGAATGGGTCTTGCAGCGTACCTGGATGTATAACTGCCGCCACATTTCAGGCGGTTCCCTGGGATCTGTGCCGCCTATATCAAATATAGTTATGGCTTCATCCGGTTTATCTGGCTGCAAATCAACAAATATGTTGGTCCCAAATGTCCCCTCTCTTTTCGCCGCAAGATATTCAGCAATATCAGTGGCTATTATGGTTGTTGCCATACTATCTCAACCCTTCTGGCAAAGAGTTAGTAACTTGGCCGGTTACATATTTCCCGACAGTACTCAATTTCTTTTCAACGGTTCGCCTCATCCATGGGTTGCCTTTAGTCCCAGGGTGATGAACCCTTTTTCTATATATCACTTCGCCACCAACTTTGAAGGCCAGCGCTTTGGCCTTATCTGGAGCAATGTCATGCGGTGGCGATCCTTCATGCAATGCATGAGCATAAGGAGTATTTGCGCTGATACTTACCGTCAGCCGGGCTCTGTGTGGAGTTACGGTCTGACTTCTGCGCAGTGTTCCTGTTTTAATGGGCGTTTCATCGATAATATCAACGATAATTCCCTCAGCACCTGTTACCAGAGCATCAAAGGCCACTCTTTTTATCACAGAATCAAGGTTTTTCCCAGTCGGAAACTCTTTCAATTACCTCACCAGCCTTAAACCGAGCATTCCCGGTGCCATACTGTCCCGTCAAAACCCGTCGCCTCAGTTACATTTATCACGATCCATTCAAGATCCTCATATTCTAAAGAATCTCCAGGCTGTACCGCTTCAAGGCAGTAAACTATAGCTTCCGAAACAACCTCTTCACCCTTTTTATTGCGAACCAACCTGCGCTTACCTTCCCAACGGACTTTGACTGTGACCGGGTCATCAAATATTGCTTCACCATACCCGTTATGGCCGGTGACATGCTTCCAGACAGCTGATTGGTTGAGTGCTCCCTCGATCATATGATCACCGCACTTCCTGCCAGGTATGGTCTTAATAACTCTCTGGCTTCCGGGCATAGTACTGTGGATCGACGATTACTTTGGGCTTGAGACTGACCAGCATATTCGTTTGCATTACCCACAGATCCACCAACCATGCCCAGCACCTGCTGCTTGTTACGGTGCCTTTCGTAATCGGTAAGCCCGAGTAAAAACAAAGCCTGCTCACAGCAAGCATCTTTAACTACCTTTGGGATATCGATATCACATACATAACCATCCGAGACCGGTTCTTGCAGGTTACCGATGTATTCGACCATGCTGAAGGAACTCCCAGGTGGATAGCATCGTGGGAACTGCAGGATCTGGTTGTAATACTGCTTTTTCCTGCCCACTAACGCCAGGCGGTCTATATGTTTAGTAGCCATGATCAGCGCCTGGGACTTGTGATCATCTGTCGCATTATCCCAGTCATCGGTATATAACCGTTCTTCGAAGAATGCTTCTGCATCTACAAGAGAAATGTAAGTGTTTGTTCCCACGGTAAGGGTTACAGCCATTTACAATCACCCTTCCTAAGTGGTAGCTGGCGGAACATCATCCCCGGCATCAGGGTTATTGTCTGATGGTGTTTCTGCGGCAACTATTTCATGAACCTGCAGAGCTCCCAGCAAGGCCTCTTTGTTCATTTTGCTATATCCCGGGATCTCGTTTTCCTTGGCCAGTTCCCGCAATTCGTTGTAACTCATTTCATCAAGGGGCTTATTGTTATCATCAGCACTGCCCTCGGTACCCTTCTGGCTCGGGGGTACTTCTTCAAGCGGCTTGGCGATCCCTTTGTTAATCCAACGCTGAGCGATGGTATTATCGATATCTATCTCATCTCCAACGTTTAATGGTTCGCCCCAGAATGTGGCCTTAAGTATCTCAACCTTCACAATATTCCCTCCCTAAAAGGAAGAGGGCCTTTCGCCCCCTTCTCTTATACGATTAAATACACATCGACAACGTGACCATCCAATGCAGAGTTGAGGTCTACAGTATTGCCATCAATAGCTGTAGCACTTACGGCCACAGTCGGGGGAGTACTTTCTTTAACGTTGTTTAGAAAAGCAAACAGCACTGTGTTGTGAGCCAGTTTTTTCGGCAATCCTAACTTGTCGCCAAATCCAATAGTAACAGTTACGCCAGCACCATCCATTGCAGGTATCTCCACCTTGGTTACGGTTTTAAAGGCTTTGTTTCCTATCACAGTTCCGGCAGTGTTATCCGTGAACGCTGGAAGATCTTCAGTAATAACTTCGTCAAGGTAATTGGTACCGGTTACCTTGACTTGTACAGCCTTAATATTAGCTGCCGTATCACATGCTACAGTAGCAGTAATATTTCTGGGTACCGCTGGATTGGCAAATCCGGTAGTGACTTCAACTTTCGTATCGGAACTACAGTCAATAGTAGCATGCACTGCATCGTTGTCGGCGGCTACTGCATTAGCAGCGCTTATCTGGAAGTGAGCAAGAAAACCCAAATCAAAGACAACACCCTCAACATCCGATTGCATAACCTGATCCAAATTGGGGTTAAGAGGATAGAATCCACTCATTGTATCAATACCTCCTTATAAGATTGGGAGACCCCCGGGCAAATAAGCCACAGGGGTCAACAACATTACAATATTATTGGATTATTAGGGCTTCAAGACTCCAAAGGGATAACGGCTGGCCGCAGTCGGCTGCAGAGCGTTAACCGGATTGGGCAACTGCCAGCCCAGTCTCATTACAGCCCTCAGAGCTACCATATCCTGCTGGGCCAGATTGTAGATGATGGCACCAGTGTTGTCCTGGATAACAGCTTCGGTCAGAACCTTATAGGTGATGTCCTGGCGAATGGAATATACCAACTGTTGCCAATCACCCGACACTAAGAGACTCTGCGCCGCATCGATGGCGCCGTTTTTGGGGAATACGATATCTTCACCATCTAGGGTATAGCGAGTTTTCTCCTGCACGCTGGAATTGAAGATCGGTACGCCATTCGCATCGCGGAGCCCACGAAGCTTTGACTTCATTGTCATGGCCCCAATATGACCGTTGACGCCAAAACCATCGACCTCAACAAGTGCCAGGACTCCAGATTCACCCATAATATCATCGTATACATCTACACCAGTACCCAGGGTAACCACGTTGCCGGCATTGGTTGCACCAGTTAAAAGATTGCTGGGCCAAGTAGAAGGAGCATTAGTTCCATAGAGGGCAGCCTGATCAAAAGCTCTTCCAAAAGCCTCGGTCATTTGGGGTTTGATCTCTCCCCAGATATCGTAATCGGCATCATCCAACACTGCTTCCGGTATTGGAACGATTACGGCCAGTTCTTCAGCGACTATGTTCTTGCCCTCCCAGGCCGCTTTGGAGGTCTGCTTCAATCCCCCGCCGCTACCACCAGCTTCACCGTTTACGAAGTAGGCACTGATCAGAGCGGATAAAACCGGGATACTTTTCTGTTTCCGGCTCATGTTGGGCAGCCTTCTCGCCAGGGACATGACTGCGCTAAACTGAGGTACATTTTGGATGATTTCGTTGCTGATCTCTGTCGGAATCAGAGCTTCCGCATCTGAGCGGGATATAATGCTGTTGTACGCCATTCTTTAATCACCTGTCCTTTCTGTTTTTACCTTCCGGCCATAGTCCGGATAAAATCATTCATACCAACAGTACTTGGTTTACCTCCACCGCCACCCGCGGGATTTGTTCCTCCTCCAACGGTAGTGGGAGCACCTTCGCCAAATAGATACGCATCAGACTCGCGCAGGCCCTTAATCTGGTCATCAAACCCGAACAGTTTGTCACCATCCACTTTGATGTTGTCAGAATTTAGGAGAGCTCTTACGGCCTTAACGTTTTTGGCTCCGGCTTGGTGGATTGCAAGTTCGATAGCGGAATTAAGCCGCTGTTCAGCCATCTTGCCCTCGAACTCCTGCTTCGTATTTTGGTTTTCGTCCTTAAGGGTTTGAATCTGCTTCTGCAAATCCTCATTGCCGGCGGCTTTGGTTTTCAGGTCGTCGAGCTGTTTGTCCCGGTCATCCAACTGTTTCCGCAGGTCCTTTGCCTCCTGCTCCTTCTCGTTGAGCTTTTGCCTGGGAACATAGGATCCATCATTTATAACAGCCAACTCTTTATCACCAATTTTCTTGGCGATTTCCTCGGTATATAGATCCCCGAGTAATTCCTTTAATAGCGACATAAAGCAACCTCCTTAGTTTTTAGGCTGGTCACCCACCAGCTGGGAGTCTCGTTCAGTTAGGCTCCGAACCTTGAAAGTGAGCAAAGGCTAATACCCTATTTGCTTCATCACAATGGTATCGTTAATTGCTACGGCTTCAACTCGCTCGGGCATTATAACTAGCGAGCCTTCATTATCGTTGAATTCTCCTGGTTCCTGGGGGATTGATTTGACCCATTGTTTAAGCCTTTCGACTTCTTCATCGGCCATAGTTCCCGATATGGTCTCTCCACTTTTCAGCCAGATAATATAATCCTTCACACAGGCTATTCCCCCTCTGCATGTTTTTGGGTATAAAAAAACACCCCGGTTCGCATATAATACTTACCAGAGGTGTTTATATGGCCAAATCTATAGATCCTGAATGGACCATTGAAAATGACCGCCAGTCTGTCACAGTTGGAATTAATCATCGATTAGGCCTTGTCCATCAACAAGGTCTGGATGCAACTTTAATAAGGCTGGGAAAAGAACATTCGCGCCTATTCTGGCAGCAACGCGGCGTGCCTTTTATTCCTCAGGGGCCCACTCCGTTGATTTCTGGGGATGTTTACTGGAGCGAAGAAGAAAACTGCTGGTACTATAAAACCAAACCGCCAGTGCCAATGCGCTTTAATGACCCAAAAATCATTGGAATAGCTGCAGAAGGAGTTTCCAAACCGGAAAAGCACAAAAAGAAAAGCATCTGATCGAGTATCAGGTGCTTTTCTTCAATTTGATTTTAGCTTCCAGATTACCTTCCCGACCTGATCAAAGGATATTTCAGCAAGATCAGTTTCGCCATCTGAGAATTCAACCAAATAATCGGGCTTATCTCCTTCTATTTGAAAAATCTCAAGAATGGTGCACTCTCTGCCATCTTTGAGTTGAACTACATCCAGTTCATCTATGTCACTTTCTTTTATCAACATGCACAGTCACCATCCTCGTTGTTCCCTGATCATCAACTAGCCACCCGGTGAGAACTTTAGCCGTTTTCCCATTCGGCCCTGTCAATTCCATTATTACTTGATAACGCTCACCATGTTTGCCCTTACCCTTATAGACTGCTGGGAATCGTGGTAAGTTCCCCCTAATATTATCTATCAAGTCCTGGTAATTGCTTAAATTGTATCCAAGGGCTTGCTCAAAAGCAATGGCTTTATCTTTGCCGCCTCCTGAGTGGTTCTTATTCAGGGAGTATTCAACGATTTTCTTTTCTGGAATATCCGCCTTTTCATAATTGGGCAGGGTTTCTCTTTTTGGCTCCTTATATTCATCATTTTGGAGCTCCGGAAGATATAGACCATAAGCGTGGCGACAATTCGGATGAAAGAGTCCCGCATCTTTGGCTTCCTGAACCGATGGATAATCCTTATCCTCCCCAGATAAGGATAGAATCTTGCCTTGCCAGGATGCGCATTTTTCACAGGTGCCGGCGTGGGTACTCACTTTAACCAGATCATGCCCATTTTCTTGCAACCTCAGAGCCGTCCCCTGAAGGTGTGCTTCCATCGTTGTGGTTCTGGCCACCATCTCAGCATAGCTTCGCATGTTCCACTTACGCTTTAGACGATCTTCAAAGGCAGTAATCCCTTGTTCGGCCAATTGCTCCCGGTAATTTCGAGCAACCTGCTGCCAACTCTTGTACCCAACCACCGAACCCTTGATATTCTCCAAAGCTAGGGTACGGTAAATATCGTCAACTCTGCGGCCTATGGTTCGTGCCACATCATCAAACCGGTTATATGCTGTCTCGGCCAGGACCTGGGCTGCTTGCTGATGAATCTCTCCAAAACCAACAGCAGCCGTTACCCCTACCGCTTCCAGTTGAGCATCTGCCATTGCAACCCCATTCAAATATGTATCCGGTACTGCCTCTTCACACCATGTTTTAGATCCTGCCAACAGATCATTTAGTATCTCCTGGACATTGGCCAACATAGTCTGCAGGTATGCGGTATCGTTTCCTTTAAGTAAGGCTTTGTTGATCTCGTCTAAAATCTCAGCTTCGGCCTCTGAATAGAACTGAAACAGCCTGGCGACTTCGCCATCGCTTTTCTTGATCGCCTTTTCCGGAGACATCATCAGGCCTCACCGCCCTGGTTTTGAGTAGGCAGCAATACCCTTGGAGTGTTCTTGACTTCAGGTGCAGCTGTGCCCTGTTCACTCTTAATGCGGTCTATCTCTTGCTGTAGGGCCTCACCTTCAAGGCCATCCAGGCGGCGCAAGCTACTTTCGAGGCTGCTCAATCCTGCCCCTTTCCGCTGGACCTCGATCTGGGTCTGCTCGGTGTCATCCTGGGGCAACCCATCAAACCAAACGATATGGATGTTGTCAAGTTTCACGGCCCCTTTAAATCCCTGGGCTACTTCCAGCGCTGCGGCCAGTTGCAGAGCTTTCTTCACTGCAGGGTCAAACTCCATCCTAATCCGGCTTACTTTTGCAAGTGGCGCCATCATCAACCGGCGTAAAGCGCTGCCTGATTCAGCAAGGCCAGATTTCAGCTGCCCGAATGCGGCCGGCGATGTCTCGGAAATAAAGTAGAGCTGTTCCATCAGAACATCTATCTCTCTGAATGATGCTTCAAGCTGGCCATCCCACGTAATATAACCTGGTGGATTTTCTTCCGGTGTTAATGGGAAGTATTTGCCCCCAGACCTGAATGTTGTCTGGCCTGTTAGTGGGTCAACTTCCAGCGCCGAATCCGGGCCATACATATTGGGATCTGAATGTTTGTCAAGGATCCGGCTTATTTGGGCTACCCTTATCTCAAGCTCCTGGATAATACCATCCAGATCCGAATAATCATCGAAGCCAGTGGCTCGATCGGTTGTAATCAGGTTACTAACCTGCACCACCAGAAAATCATTGACGCCTGTTTGTTCTACCTTTTCATCCTCAACCAAATTACCTATCTTTTGCCCTTGGTTTATAAGTTTGTATACCCGGGTAGTTATCTTGCCCTTCTCATGAATCTCGGCCTTGAGATACTGTTGCTTCCGGCTGCCAACGCCTGCAGGCAAAGGGGAGATGTCATCATAAGTCCAGGCCAACACATGAGCTACTATATCCTTAACATTGTCCTTTGCTACCACAGGGAACCACACCAGGGGGGTCTGCCCCTCAATAATGGATTTTTCATCATAGCGAACCTTGATCAGCCCGTCACCAAACCGACTGACATCCAAGGCCACCTCATAAGCCCTTTTAACAAAACGGTTATCATTGATTAAGTGGTCTACCTCGGTCTGTTCCTGGCTATCTTTGTCACCGGCAGATATCCGTGGCGGCTCACCCAGCAACAGATTGGCCCATAGAGTTGATAATCGTTTATGCCAATTAAGAATCAGCTCCAGAGTAGCCCGCTTATCCTCACGTAAAAGCCTAATCCAATCCTTGAAAACCTTATCATGTTCACCTTCGAATAGCAGCCGGTTGGCTTGATATTTCTTCAACCTATCTGCTTCACTCTCGGGCGGCCAGGGCTGACCCGGGGATAGAAAATCTAAGTTCGTTAACACAAGCTATCACCAACCTTTTGGTTTTCCATTAGACACTCCAAATGTCCGGCTGAACATGGTATGTAAGACATAGCGGAGAGCATCCAGAGCATGGTCATTAGCCTTTACTGGTTTGTCCTCGCCACGTTCTTGGGCTTTCGGATCCCACACGTAATTGGTCAGTTCCTTCAGCAAGTTAGGGCACTTTGGCCCATAAATAAATAACCGCTGCTCTCCGAAATGGGAAGCAACGGTCCTGATTCCATCGATCACGCTGTTATTCGCTTTTCTAATGCCGCCGACACCGTCCTTTCTCAGCTGCAGGATGAAACTCGCAGCGCTCG